ACTTCTATTGGAGCAGCCGGAGCCTTCTGATCGAAAGGGAATGTTGCTACATTGCTGTCCCCCGATTCATTCCCTGCCTGATCTGTGGCTGTCAGAACAAAAGTCATCAAGACCTCTCCCCCATCAGGGCCAGTCGTTGTAAAATCAAAAGTCGCAATCGGATGTGGAATAGTTCCCACAAGAACTCTGGTCGGATCGAGACGATAAAGGCGATATTCCTTCATGTCTGTCTCCGTATTTGGAGTCCAGGTGGCCTTGAGATTAATGCTTGCCCCAAAAACCAGAGAAGACATAAATACCACAGCCAGTGTGATAAGAATAATTCGTTTCATTTTACCTCCTTAGACATCGCGGCTTAATAATTGTCCAGCGTGCCGCTGGAGCCATCGCTCTTTTTGCCTATTGTAAATATCCGATCATCGCCGGTGCGATCTGTCTTGATATTATTTTCATAATCCGCTTCGGTTGTTGCGCCGATTGTGGCTTTGCCCGCGGCGATATCCCCAAGATTTTTGATTGCATCCTTATAATTATCCCTTCGGATCTCCGGGGCGACAGATCGGCGAGAGTATAGGAAATAGATCGCGATCGTGACCGAATGCTGTTTGATGAGGTCCGGTATTGGCGCTGTAAAGGGTACGGCTGCCATCTGGCCGCAGTAGGAGTCGATGATCGCATCGGCCCTGGCTATGGCTGCCGTGACGCGGGCGTCATTAATAATGCCTGCGCCCTCGTCGTCGGTCAGGCCGATGAGCTCCTCATCGGAGATCTCTTTTTGAATGTCGGGTTTTGAGGAATAAGGCATTACTCTTTTCCTTTCTCAGCTTTCCTTATGAGCTCGACATTCGATCCAATCCTGGATGCTTCCTCTTCGCTCAATTCAATTTTGGCCCCAACCTCAAATCGCTTCGGCGACCCTTTGTCTCCTTCTCTTCCAAAAATGATAGGCGTTTCTTTAATGATATATTTGGGCATCGCTTTCTCCTTTTTTAAAATCAGACGGAGAGATGGGGATTTGGGGAGATGGGATATTTTTCTCCCTATCTCCCTATCCCTCTATTTGGTTTTCTTATGCCACTGCATCCTGGATGAAATAACCGAGATCCGAGGCGATCACGACTTCATCCGTGTTGAAACCCACCTTCACGTATTCGCAGCCCTTGAGGCCTCGCTTCGGTTCGAACGCCCTCTGGGTCATCCGAAGTTGTTCGGAGAAGGTGGCTCCGAAGGTGATTGATCTTATCCCGGGATTCGGGACCACATGCAAGGCCGCGCAATGTTTCCCCCAGAGCCTTGCGTAAGTCGGGGTCTGGCCTTCTTTGGAAGTGATGTAACGAGCTCTTCCGACGAGCCAATTCTGCACTTCAAAAAGCCCCCTGCATTCTTCGATGGTTGCCAATCCTCCGGGAGTCGCCTGGGCTCGGGTCGCACCCTTTACGGCATCGAGAATCTCTGGAAGCTTTCTGAAAATCATCCAGACATCGGCGCCCATGATGATGGTGTTCGCCTTCATGAAGCATCCTTCGATAGCTTTCAGAAGATCGCCGATCGGATCATCTGCCGTGCTGCCCCATTGGGCTGTTCCTGAAAGCTGGACTTTATTGCCCGTGGGATAAGTGGCCGACTCAAAGACGATATCGACGGTTCTTTTTTCCTGCGCGATGTCGAGAAGATTGTTGAGAAAATCATTGGTGTCGATGACGGGCTGGATCGGAGGATCAGAATTGTCGATATTCTCCTGGGGCACCCAATCAGCCAGGGCATGATCCTCGACCGAATAATTCCCTGTCCCAATTCCCCAATCGACTTCATTCGCCTGGGATTTCGGCCCGATCATGTCGTTCACGAGCTTGTAGGAATCGGCCTTGGTATAAATAGTGTACTTGTCTGATCTCCTGGGCACTTTGATGCTGGGTAAAATCTGAGACCAGACCATTTCTTCGTTCCGATATTTAATGGACATATCGGTAAGCAATTGATCGATGTGCAGATCTTTGGGTTCTGGCATAGTTATTTCCTCCTTGTCTTATGTAATGCCGGATGAAATGAATCATCCGGATCAAATGGTTTAGCCCTGGATTTTGCTTTGGGCGATGAGCGCCGGGATAATATCGCCTGCCACCCCCGACGCTAACGCTTTGCCTATGACATTGTTGTTAACACCTGCCGCAGGGGCCGAGGTTACTCCCTGTCCCGAGGCGTCAGAAGTCAAATAATCGCCTCGCGCGACTGTGCCCCCCAATTTGAGACTCGAAATGCCCTCGAGCATGACTCTGACCTGTTCCTCGGCAACCGTTGTGGCATGTTGAAAAATGCCGATCAGGGAGTCTGAAACTGCTGTCGAGACGATGAAGTGATCATCATCGGCGCCTGGTTTAGCGATTGTAAATGCAGTAACAGCGGCTGCGCATCTGGCAGCCTTCTCCAAAATGGAAGTTACATTCATCATAGTTTTGTTCCTCCTTCAGGTTTTAGATTTGTTTGAAAAGCTCCGGGTTCTCCTTTGCGACGGCGATGACCGCGTCTTTATAAGAGGCTTTCGGATTTTTCTCACAGAATAAAGAGATGAGTTGTTTTCGCTTTTCATCCTCCGTTCCAACCGCCGGTCCTTCTCCGGGCGTCACTTCTCTGAAGATGACGACTTTGGGAAGCTCGGTGAGGAAATCTTTGATGCCGTCGAGGGCCGGCTTTTTCACCGTCTCGGAAAATTCAATCGCATCGGAGGGTTTGAAACCCTCCCCTGCAGAGACCGCGATCATAATCGGCTCGATGATTTTCCGGAGCGCGGGCGTGAGTTTGCCTTCCTTACATTGGGCCTCGCAGAAAGCGGCGATCTCGTCCTTGCGCGCTTTCGTCTCGATTTCTTTGAGCCTGGCCTGGGCCGCCTCTTTTTCTTTGCGCTCGGCCTCGATTTTTTTCTGGGCCTCGGCAAAGGTCGCCTCTGCTTCTTTACGGATTTTTCCTTCCATCTCCTTCACTTTGGCCGAAACATCAGCCTCTGTGAATTTGACACTCGGATCTGGCGTGAGCTGTTTCTCTGCCAGACCGATGGCTTCTTTCATCTTTGTCAGCCAGTCATACATAATATTACCTCCTTTTTTACCGGGATCAGAGCTAAAGCTCTGAGTTACTGCCGTGATTTCATCAATATCCGATTCGATAATCCATTTTGCTTTCTTCTCGCCGAAGATTGCCTGTTTCAATCCTTTAACTGCCGGAGTCGTCCCTCCAAGAAATCCGACATGACGCAGTCCGAGATCGGGATAGAGAGCGATACTAACTTTTTTATAGGATCCCTTGCGGATCAGATTTTTGAAATCATCGACGAGCTGCTTCGGTTTGGCCAGGAGTCTATCTCCTACTCTTTTAATCTCCTCGATCCAGCCATAAGCGGGGGAATCATGCTCCGGATGGCCGAGGACGATGGGCGCCTCATGAACAGCAGGATCATATAAGGATACGATCTCATCGAGATCCTTTTCGGTCCAGTCCGAAGTTTTGCCCGACGAATCAGTGTGAGCGCCGGTGCGGAAAATCTCGAACCAGGCATTGCCGAATTCTGAATGTTCGGCTCCAGAGGCAGGCTCGAAATCAATATAATTCTGGTCATGATCTTTGAGCCATTTTTTTGCCTCCTGGACTGTGAATTTCTTTTTATCGAAACGAATGGCCTGGATCTCGGATTTTCCTTCTTTGATCCCGTAGATGAAATCGACTCCATTGCCGCCTTTATTATTTTCCCTGGCAAAGGATTCAAATTGACCTGGATCCTTTAATCTCGCCGAATGTTCATTTGGATATGGCATTTTTCACCTCTTTTTGGTCAGTGACTTTGAAATCCTTGTTTGAAAGAGCATCCAAAATGCATGAAAGTGTCGCCAAACTGCACGAAAGTGTATTCAAATGTAAAGTCTTTTTAAGGGTGGCTACCTTACCCCTCATTTTTAGGCCTCGCTCTGTTTTCCTGATACAAATCTGGCTTTTTCGATTTGGGCCCTTAATATCGCCTTCTTCGCTTCTCGCTCTTCTTCTGGCATATCTTGCCATCGCTTCCAGGTCACAAACTCCCTCTTAAACATGCCGCGATAAGGCAGGAGGCTCCTTTTTTCTTCGGGGAAGCTTTCCCATAGCCTCATCCTCCTGGATTTGGCCAACCTGCATTTTTCCTCCCCGCGGAGCGTCTTCTTGCCCTCAATCTCCGGGTCAAAGGGGCACCGGTTCGCGGAACATTCCTCAAACCTTGGACACCAGTGAAAGGGAGGCTTGCCTGGATCGATCTGTTTCTCCTTTTTCATCTTTTCCTTCATTAACAAGATAGGATTCCATCCATCTCAAAAATTTCCCTTCTGGGATGTAAATGAACCTCCCGATCTGAATATAAGGCATCCCATTTTTTCTCCAGCTCAAGAGTTCCCTCTCGCCGATGCCTAACTTTTCTGCTAATATTTCCGGCTTCCAGAGATCTTTGATCGATTTCATTTAACCTCCCATTGATTTGAGGTATCCCAAAATTCCATTTTCAAAAACCCTCTGGGGTTTAATCTGTTTTAGCGCCCTGATGAAAAAAGGATTCGATTTCATTCCTCTGGTCCATTTGACCGGATGAGCGGCCCCGGGCCAGAAAAGAGCCTTTTTCACCTTTGGGAAAATCCTCTGTTTGAATGGACCAAAAAGTCCGGTGCCCCGATGAACAAATTCGGCATAGTGGGCCGTGGCCCTGATCTCTCCTCGCTTGCCATCGGCCGAAACATTGCTCGTGATGGAATTGGCCAAATTCCCAGTTTTAACTGGCGCTTCTTTTACGGCCCGGGCCTCGATCTCCTCGATCAGGTTGGTCATCCCCGCCCAGAGCATTTTTCGGGAGACCCCGGCGGGATTGGCCATGATCGCCTTAAGGATTTTGCCTTCGATTTTGATTGTCGCTTTTAATTCCATACGCTATGCTCTATGCGCTCTGCGCTATGCGCTTAACAATTCTTCCCCGGCAATGGGGGTGATAGGGGGGCAATAATCCTTGATCCACAAAGTCTTCGATGCTTGTGAGATCCGGAGGATTATTTTTTAACTCTTCAACGTATTCATCCGGCGTCATGGCCGATTGTTTTTCCATCCTATTATAGGCGGTGCCGACCTGGATGATTTTTCCGTTCATCGCCGCGCAGAAAGGGCATTCCATCGTTGGCTCCACAACCTCGATTTCTACAACTCCGCCTTCTTGAAGCTGACCAATATGAGCCCAGTTGCGTGTTCTCTGGACTCCGGTCTCAATGATTCTTCTTATCTGGTAGCCTTCGAGATCGGTCATCTGCTGTGAGAGTGCATTTGAAAATTCCTTCCAGATCTTCGGGTCGCCTGAGCCGAAGAGGCCTTCGCCTCCTTCAAGAAAACGGGTCTTTAGAAATTCGGCTGTGGCTGCCTGGGCATCCGGATTCGTAAGAAATTTTGAGAGATAGAATTGGTCGAGATTTGCCAGAAAATTAATCGCCCTGACATCGGCCCCTCCAAAGCCAACCGCGGCCTCAATGGCTTTCTCCGCCAATTTGTAATTGCGGTAGACATCCGTCACGGCGTCTGTGATGGCGGCCTGATCGATCTTTTTGAAGGATTCTCCAAGGATCGCCTGAATGGCTTCGATAAATTCATCTTCGGAGGGAGGAGAAGACTGCTTGCGCAGATAGGCTCTAATTTCCTCGATGGCTGATGCCTTCACATTTTTGAGCGATGGCGAGATTTTTCTGAGATAGGCTTCGATCCAGGGATCCTCGCTCTGAGCAAACGCAGATTGAAATCTGCGATCGCTGCCTTCTGCTTCTGCTCGCAGGAGCCTTCTGCCTTCCGCGAACCCAAAGGGCTGTGGCGTTTGCGGTGGAGTGATCACTTCCTCCCCTTCCTCTGGTTCTGGAATCCCATATGTGTCACGAACATAACTCATAGGAGTCGGCAGGCCGATTTCTTTGATGAGGATGCGATCTCTCTCTGCGAGAGGCTTGAGATCCTGCTCGGGCTGGGTGCGGATCCAGATCTTGGGATAATGCCTTACGAATGATATCGAATGACGCGAATAATCCGGAAAGTTATAATCGACCAGCCATTTGATGAGTTGCTCGTTTTCGCATTCGCAGAGTAAATCGGCGTCGGCTTTGACAATGTCGTCGCGGACATCGGAGCGGGCCTCTTCGGAGCCGAGCTTTCCGGGGGTGCCCTCCGTAGTCGCGGTCTGGCCGAGGATGATAAAGGAGATGGCATCGTTCCAGAATTTTTCCCACCGATCATATGAATCCACGGAGGATGCCCGAGCTGCCTCGAGGAGCTCCACAGCCATATTATCCGGCGTGATGATGGCCTGATCGGTCTGCATGGCCTGAAGGACTTTGAGAAGCTTATTTTGATCATCCTCATTTGTTCCCGAGGGATATTTGCCCCAGGGAGTGGGCTGGCCGAATTTGTCGAGGTAAACAGCCCAGAATTTGACGCCGTTTTTCTTGAACCTGACTGGCCAATAGAGCGCCCGGCCGATGCCGTCGCCGTAAGGAGAGCCATTGTCGCTGGGGTTCGTGAAAATAATGAATTTACGCTCAGGAAGCTCTTCGCCCTGAATCATATCTTTGTAGGTGAGAAGTCTAAGTTTCCCCTGAAGATCGAAACAAAATCTTTTCGGGGATATGCCTTTGATCTCCTTGATCCAGATATCGCCCTCTGAATAATCCCACATGATCTCGCCTGGCTTAAATCCTGTAACGATGCCTGAAAGAAGAGTTTGCCTTCCCCGATCGTGAGAGAAATTCTCAAAAACCTCTTTCACAAAATCGGCAATCTTCTGATCCTCCGGGCGATCGCTTGCCGGGATGATCTCCCATTCCTTTCCAATGACCGCGAGCTTTCGCTTTTGCATCTCGGATGCGACTCTCGCCTCGTAGAGCATATCTTCAAAGGCCTGGATGCCTTTTGAGGCGGCCTCGCCCCTGAGAATCGGATCGGGATTGAGAAGAACCTTCCCGATATAATTCATAGTAATGTCATTTTGAGCAGATGCTATCTGCTCAATTATGGGTTTCTTTTTCGCTTTGATTGCCATTCGTTATTCGTGTCATTCGCTGACATTCGTGCCATTCGTGGTTTTAATAGTTCATCGCCTCTCCTGCACCCACATAATTTCCCATTTCCGAACCCACCCGCTTGCCTGCGGATTTGTATTCGATGATGCCTCCGCCGGCGCGGGCCAGATTTACAGCCATCTCAAGAGCATCCGGTCCATCATCATGATCTGCTTTTGGAAAGTGGATAATTTGCTCGATAAGAAGAACCTGATCTCTCTGGAATAGGATTGTTCCATTTTCGACCAGAGGGGAAAGTCTCGTGATTCTTTGGATCTTATCTTTTTTTTGGCTGATGCCCCTGGTCGGGAGATAGATTCGATTCTCTTTTGAGAGATCATCAATCCATTGTTTCATCACTTCTTGAAAAGCCGTATCCTCAAATCCATGAGTGATGCAGCGGTAACGCTCATACTTGGCAAAAATCTTCATGGCCAGCTTTTTTGCTGACGTTCTTCCGATATCGGCATCGAGAACATAGATCGTCCCTTTTTTCTCGCCTGCCCTCGAGATCCCGACGGTGATGATAGCCTGATAATCTGATTGCTCAGTTCTGGCTACGCTTGGGTCTGTGGCCGTATAGATATCGAGACCGGAAATGTCGATAGTTGAAGGATCATAATATTTGATCCATTCCTCTCGGAAAATTTGCGTCTCGGGGTCGATAGGTTCATTCTGAAATTCCTGGTTGAATGCCACGGAACCCATAATCCTCTTTTCTCGTTCGAGTTTCTCTATAGACCATCGCTCGGGCCAGAGCGCTTTGCCTTCTGGAGAAATGGCGCGGTATTTTTTCTTTTTCCACTCCTCGTTCTTTTTGGGATCCGTAAGCTGCGCCAGCACCGAATCATAATGAAGAATCGTGCCTATGACGTACATTTTCGAGCCTTCTGGCTCAAGCCCCCCGCGCACGGCCCTGAGAAGCCAATTCAGTGTGAATTTTCGCTGCTCGAGATTTCTCACGTTTTCGTCATTTTCAATATCGTCGCCCACAAATTTGGTCGGCCGATATTGTTTGTGCTTGAGTCCTCTTATCCGTGAACCGCGGCCGCGGGCAAGGATACGGATATCATTGGCCGTGATAAAATCATCATAGTGGTAGCCGACATCAGATTTGACAACAAGCTCTCCGAAGTCATGCCTGATCCTCGGATTCTCCTCAAGCTCAAGTTTTATGGCGCTCGTGAAATCCTCGGCCTGGGTCGTGGTATCCGATGCGATGATAATAAATTTTTCGAGGCCATAGCAGATATCGTGAATCGATTCGCCGAATGAAATGTGGGTCGATTTGGCATGTCCTCTCGGCGCAGCAATGGCTGCCAGAGGCTTTTCGGCGAGAGCGTGAAGCTCTTTGTGAAAATCGGCTGAGGGCTTATAAAAATAATGGGGAAGATAAATGCGAAAAAAGAAATCCCTGCCCTTACGCGCCTGCTCGATCCTGGCCTTTTTCTTTGCGGGCGTGTCCTTTTCGAAGGGAGAGACCGATTCTCGGATGAGCTCCCGGAGCTCCTCAATCTGAAGATCGAACTGTTTTTCTGTGATCTGAGTTTTACGCATATTTAGCCTTGGCAAAATTTATGAACTCATCAAAATTTTTCTCAAGCGCCATAACCGCTTCTGCATCGCGATCTTTAAAAAATGAAACGAGATCTCGCATGAAATCCAAAAATATCTGAGGCCGGTCGATTTTGTGCTTGGCTTTTGAATCAAGGTCTTTTTGAATTTCGGAGATCGTCTTGCAAAGAGTTGCGTGCGCATAGGTTGCCTGAGTGTTAATCTCGTTCTCGCCAAGGGTCTCGAAATATTTGTCATAGCGCTCCTTCTGCTTTTTCAGATCGAGAAGGATCTTCTCTCTGACCGGAGAGCGGACCTCGGCCTGGGCCTTCAGGGTCTCACGCTTTCGCTCTTCTTTTTTGTTTCGCCATTCATATTTCTCGGCCCATCGCCCGACCTGGGCGATGGAGACGCCGGAGGATTTCGCTATCTCGTCATAAGTCTTGCCCTCCACCACGTAAAGGGCTTCGCAATGATCGATCACCTCAAAAGAATATTCTTTCTTTGGACTCATGGCTCGACATTGACCCCACTGTCAAACTCGCGGCCGTCGACGATCTTGAGGCCTCTCACAGTAATTGCCACCTGTAAGGTTTTCATTTTCCCGAAACTTTTGCGCTCCAATCGGATGGCTTCTATCTCGGAAAGATAAGCCAAATAGCTGCTTAGATCGTCGCGAGGGACGGAATATCCCAGTATGTCAAGCGCTCCCTGGAGCGTAACGACATCTATCATTCTTGGTTCGTATGTGTCCCCAAGACCATGATGCCGGGCCAGAATCCTGAGAATCTGCCCCCGTATCCGGCTGTGCATCTCTGATCTAAGATCGACCATCTAACTTCTCCTCAAAGTATTTTTCTATCCGGTTGGATTGTTCCTTCAAATCCTCAAGGTTTCCTCTCGTTTCTCTTAACTCATGCCGGATGACTTTTTGCAGGATGATGATTTCCTGGTGCTCATTGGTATCCCTGCCCACGTAATCTTTGATCGACATTGTCAATCGATCCATCGAGGCCGCCTGTTGACTGAGGGCATCGGTCGGTTTCTCGAGGGCGCCCAGGATTTTAATTCCCACTTTTTCTCCCAACCCCAGCAATAATCGATAGAGGCCATAGAGCATGATCAGGGCGATCAGAAGCCCCGGTCCCCAATCCGTGATCCCCCCCGAAAGAGAGCCGAAAAATTTCTCGATCATTGCTTCTCCCGCTCGAGGCACTCCATCAGCTCGCGCTTGGTCAGAATGAGCTCGCCGATGATTTTAGAGAGCGTATCACGCTTGATTACAACGCAATCCCCGGGGACATCCTTGTAAATGATCGACCCTGTTGGGGCGCAGTTACTTATCGTGAACAGCAGCGATAAGATCAAGAAGCAAAGAATCAATTTTTTCATAATCCTGCTCTTTCTGAATTTGGGACCGGATTGACTCAAGACGATCAATATATTCCCTTCTGGCTTTGGCCCGCTTGGCTGGATCGTCGATGTAGCCGATGATCTTGTTGGCCAGGGAAAATCCCTCGCCAATCAGCGTCATGACGCCTCCGCCGTTGATGCCCGATAGGGCGGCGTCTGCGGCCTGGCCTGCGATTTTTGCAATGGTGGAGTCCTCAGTCATCTGAACCTTATAGCAACTTAGTCCGGAGAAATTTAATTCGTAGACTGCTACAGGATCTTTAAACTCCGAACTCCGAACTCCGAACTCCAAACTCAGTTGCTATCTTTTCTTAAAAATGCTGTAAATCAACGTGGCCACGCCCGTGATCCAGCCCGCGTTGATGACTGTGTCGATCCAGGTCACATCCGGCGTCGGGCCGACGCCAAGAATGGCCGTTACGCCGCCGATAATAAAGACAACGGCAATGGCGATATAGCCATTAATCGACATCAGTTTTTTAAGCCCCTGCACGATCAGGGTCAAAAACACCGGAGCCAAAAGACCGATCAATTGCAAAACATCCATGATTACCTCCCTTGAAGTAGGGAACGGTTTCAAACCGTTCCCTACTGTTGCATTGACCTCATATATTCCACCTGTTTTTTGCAGCCATCAGGAATGATGCTTAACTTCCCGTGGCTGCCATAGCCTCTAAATTCACCGCATTTTATGCAAACTCTAAT